CTCTAAATGAAGGGGGTCGAACGATTCCACTAATTTTAGTGGGTCGCGCGCCCTTTCTTCAAACGTAAGAGCACTCCTGAGAGTAGTCGAGAGATTCTCGTCCCTCGACATTCGCAGGAAGCTTTTACAAAGAGCACCGTATCCCTCCAGTCTATCAGTACGAAAGACTGGCTTAGGAACCCATCCCCTTATTTCCAGGGATTGGGTTTTCGAATTCCACCGTTCGGCGGATCGAAATCCTAAGAATGAGAAACGGCCAAGTGCAGGACTTGTTTCTGATACATAAGGCAAAGGCCCTAGTATCTTCTCAAGTTGATGAAACATGAGAGTGGCTGTCCGCCAATATCCCTTTTTGTAAAAGAGATTTGCCGTGGCACACCAAGAAATAAGTCTATCTGCCTGTTGTCGGTTCTTAGGGCGCAATTTACGTAGGTAAACAGGTGTAACTTGTTCACCTCTAAATGCGTCAACTCCGCACGACTCTCGAAAACTTCCGTTGACGAAAGTCTTATCGGAGTTTACCTTACAATTGTATTGTTGTAGGTAATCAAGAACCGCAGTCGCATACACCCTGGGGACGATAATATCGTCTCCATAGATGTAGACATTCCTCGTAACCAAATAAAGGCTACGAGGTGTCTCGGGAAGGTTCTGGATTCTCATTAAGGCTACTACACATACTGTGTAGAAATACATAGCCTCAACTGGGAAACAGAGAGCACTGCCCATAGAAGCGAATTTTCCAAGTGGTCCAATAATTGAACCATCAGGCATCTCCGCTCTAGTCGACCTACATGCATCGATCGCATCCCGAAGATCAGGATTTGACCGAAACATCTCGAGCGCAAGATCACGAGGTACTCGATCACTTGCATCCGAAAGATCAATCGTTGCTAATTGACCTGTGGCAGACGAATTAATCGCGAGCTTCTGGTTGATACTTTGATCACGAAAATTAACGTGACCACGTGTCAACCAATAGGATTCAATCTCCTTATAAAGAAGATTACGAATCCCTTGTTGTGCATATTGCATACACACAGGCTCTATTGCGATTATTCTGGGTCCTTTGAGCGTTTTTGGGACAGGACACACCCTAACAGGTTGTTCCTGCTCTGGTTGAACGAACGATACAATTTCGAGCTCTCTCGAAGAAGCCGGCAACCCAAGAGGGTAGCAGGAGTCAACAAGAGGAAAA